AGCGTATGTATCCAGGTGTTACCGATAATGAGTTAGCTACTAGTCTTCTTCTTGGTAAAGAAGGATCTAAATTTCTTAATACAAAAATTAATGTTGCCGAGATTAGAGCTGCTGAAACAGAAACTGGCGTTAAGTCTGCTCTTGGTGCAGATTTTATTTCTAGTCAAGGAATTAATCGCAACCAAGCACGTGCTGGATTATCTAAAATTGCTGAACAAAAAACTGGTATTGAACAAGCATCTCGTATGTTTGGTGAAACTAGTACAGAAGGTTTGCAGCAAGAACTTGAAAGAGAAAATCTTCTTGGTCAAACAAGCAAGCGCACTAAGCGTTTAGCATCTCAAGCTCGTGCAGAATTTGGTGGACAGTCTGGTATTAAGACTGGCTCACTAGGTCGCAAGACTCAAGTATAAAACTCTCGTTGGATCGACCAGCCCCAACGACGTAACAGACTGGTAGTGGAAGCCAAGCTATATTCCCCGTATAGCTTTGTGGTCTGCGCTCAACTAATGAATAAGGGAGATAGTTACGATGAGTAACAACAATGAATGGTACGAAGACGACGACTTCTTGGAAGAAGATGATCAGACTGGTGGGTTACAGAACTTACGTAAAGCTGATCGCGCTAAGTCTAAGCGTATCAAGGAACTAGAAACTGAACTAGAAGGTTTACGTAGCTTTCAGCGTCAGTCTGTCGTCAGTTCCGTTCTAAATGAAAGAGGAGTTAATCCTAAGATTGCTACATTTATTCCATCAGATGTTGCTAATGATCCAGAATCAATTAGCAAATGGTTGGATGAGTATGGAGAAGTCTTTGGTGTTCAGGCTCAAGTAAAGCAGCCTATGGTAGACCAAGAAAATCTATCTACACTGCGACAGATTGATGCTGTAACAGGCTCTGCTCTTTCTCCTGACGATGTTAATGACATGTTCTCACGTCTTAACAACGCTCAGAGTGCCGAAGAATTAATGGAAATGATTTACGGCGCAGATTCGTAATCAATCACACAACCCCTAAGGAATAATCATGGCTGTAACAGGCTTATCGGGTGGTAGTGCAGCAACTAACGGTGGTCTCGGTGGTGGAGCTTACTCTTCCGCTAACAACGTTGGTACATTCACACCATCTAACGGTGCTGGTCTGGTTCAGAAGGCGTATGATCGCCTTGTTGAATTTGAACTACGCTCAACCCCATTGCTACGTTCAGTAGCAGACAAGAAGCCAGCACGTCAGGCAATGCCAGGTTCATCTGTAGCTCTACAGATCTACAACGACATGGCAGTTGCTAAGAGCGTTCTGTCTGAAGAAGTAGATCCAACTGCAGTTGCTCTTGCAACTCCAGACATCGTAACTATTACTCTAAACGAGTATGGTAACGCTACTTTGGTTAGCAAGAAGCTTGGTCTTCTATCTCTTGCAGATGTAGACCCTGCTGTTGCTAACATCATTGCATTCAACATGGCTGATTCTATTGACGAACTAGCACAGGATGCATTGCTAACAGGTACTAACGTACTTTACGCAACTGGTGGAACAACCACTGCAACAACAACTTCAGGTATCACTTCAGATGACACACTATCTGCTGCCGATATCCGTTACGCTGTTGCAAAGCTTCGTTCCAACAAGGCTAATGGTCGTAAGGGATCACTATACTGGTGTGGTATTCACCCAGAAGTATCTCACGATCTTCGTGCCGAAACTGGTGCTGCATCGTGGCGTAACCCGCACGAGTACCAGAGCAATGATGCAATCTGGGCTGGCGAAATTGGTCAGTTTGAAGGTGCTTACTTCATTGAATCTCCACGTCTACGTAAGGGTTCAGACGGTGCTTCAAGCATTTCTGTATACCGTACGTTCCTATGTGGACAGCAAGCACTTGCTGAAGCTGTTGCCGAAGAACCACACGTGGTTATCGGTCCAGTCGTAGATCGTTTGATGCGTCAGCGTCCAATCGGTTGGTACGGTGTTCTAGGACACGCTATCTACCGTAATGAAGCGTTGTACCGTATCGAGTCTGCTTCTAGCATCGCCTAGTTTAGTAACTAGCTTCACTCCCACCCACAAGGTGGGGGTGTTGCTAGGTACTGAAAGGACTTAAATGCCATACCTATTTGTACCACCAGTAGAGAACGAAGGACCTATGGGTGGTAACCACCTATTTGCTCGCTACACACGTAAACAAGGTGTAACTGTTTACCGTCTTGATGGTGAGTTCTATGAAGATAGATTTCCAGCACAAGATGATTTAGATCTTGCTGATCTAGTTTATCTTGGTGGACATGAGTACGTTGTTAATGCTACTGAAAAAGCAGCTCTTGAATCAGTGGGCTACACGGTGATTACAACATGACATTGTTAGAATCATTGACTGTTGTATCGTTATCACTGGGTATTATTGCATTAATAGGCAAATGGATTATTGTAACTCCATTAAAATCTTACATTAAAGAACTGACACATCCTATCCAGCCTACGGCTAATGGTGGTAGAAGTCTTCCAGACATTGCTCGTACAGTAGACAGAATTGAAAAGCGTTTAGATGAACACATTACATTACATCTTAAGGATGAACTATGAGTGGTAAGTACAACATTGTAGCCAAACAGGGTGCAACATTTTCAAAAACATTTACCGTCTCAAATGATGGTACTCCTTGGAACCTAACTGGTTACTCTGGAAGGATGCAGGTTAGACGCTCATTTAGTAATTCAACAAAATTACTAGACTTAACTTCCCCAACAAATATAACTCTTTCAAATGTTGGAGTAATATCAGTTACAGTTTCTGCTTCAGTTATGGCTACTGTCCCACCTGGTAGATGGTTATACGATCTAGAAGTTGAATCAAGTAGCGGAGAAGTTTATAGATTATTAGAAGGTAGATTCGCAGTGACACCAGAGGTAACAAGATAATGTCAAATACAATTATTTCAGTAGACGAACAATTAATTGTTGTTTCAAACTCTCAAGGACCACAAGGAGCAATAGGTGTTACTGGTCCTACAGGATCTACAGGTAGCACGGGACCAACAGGTCCAACTGGTCCTACAGGTTCAACTGGTTCCACTGGTAGTACTGGTCCAACTGGTTCAACAGGAGCTACAGGATCAACAGGATCTACTGGGTTAATAGGTAATACAGGTCCGACTGGGGCTACAGGTAGTACAGGTGCTACTGGTTCTACTGGTATCCAAGGTATACAAGGCGTTACAGGACCTACTGGAAGTACAGGTTCTACTGGTCCATCTATTACAGGTGCAACTGGACCTACGGGTGCAGACAGTACTGTGCAAGGACCAACGGGTCCTACAGGACCTACGGGACCTACTGGACCGACTGGCTCTACTGGTGCTGACTCAACTGTTACTGGTCCCACAGGTCCCACTGGTGCAACTGGTACTGCTGGTGTCACGGGTCCGACGGGACCAACAGGTGCCACTGGAGTAACGGGTGCTACAGGTGCTACTGGTGCTACTGGCGCAGATAGCATAGTTGCAGGACCAACTGGACCTACGGGTCCAACTGGACCAGCAGGACCTGGTGTTTCCACAGGTGGTACAACTGGTCAAGTATTAACTAAAGATTCTAGTACAGATTATGATACTAGTTGGTCAACAATAACAATTCCAGAAGACATTCACATATTTCTAATGATGGGAGCCTAACATGGCATTTACATATAAGGTGCTTGCACAAAGCGCACCTTCCGCTACAACCTCTACAGATATCTACACCGTAGGTGCTGGTAAGCAAGCAGTAGTTTCAACTATTACTGTGGCTAATCGTGGTGCTAGTGCTAGTTCTTACCGAATTTCTGTTCGTCCTGCAGGTGCTACTTTAGCAAACCAGCACTACTTAGCATATGACATTGCTATTGCCGCTAATGATACAACTGTTTTAACTATTGGATTAACTTTAGAAGCAACAGATGTAGTTACTGTTTACGCATTAAGTGCTAACCTATCATTTGGAATTTATGGTACGGAGATTGCCTAATGGCTGTACGTCAAGTAAGTAAATCAACCATTGCTCAGGGAACTCCAAAAGGAAGTAAAGCTTGGGATCAACTTTCATCTACTGCTTTTGCTGCTGAACTTTTAATAGTTGGAGGCGGTGGCGGTGGTAGTGGTGACGGCTGTTACTCTGGCGGTGGCGGTAGTGGTCAAACTAGAGATTTAAGTATTACCATTGGTTTAGCTCAAACATATCCAATTACTATAGGTGCTGGTGCTTACCAGGCTACGGGTGGTTCTAGTACCGCATTTGGATACACTGCAGTTGGTGGAAATAGTTCATCAGGTATTACTGGTGGAACTTCTGGAAATGGTTACGGAGGTGGTGGTGGTGCTTTTTGTACCGCTTGTTGTGCTGCAGGAGGCGGTGGTGGTGGTGCCACTGGAGGTGGCAGTGCTGCTGCTGGATGTTCTACCCACGGAAATGGTGGAGGTGGTTTTAACTGGAAATCACTTGGAACTGTTTATGCCTCTGGTGGACGTGGAATGAATAACTGTACTGGTGCTTCTAATGGTACTGCTAATACTGGTAATGGTGCTGGTGGTAATGCTACTGGTGGTTCTGGTATTGTTATAGTTCGTTACCTTGGTGCACAAAAAGGAACTGGTGGTACAATCACTTCATCAGGTGGATATACTTATCATACATTTACGGCTAACGGAGATTTGGTAACTTAATTATGGCTCATTATGCACTACTTGATGAAAACAATATTGTTGTACAGGTATTTGTTGGAGAAGATGAAAACAATCTTATAGACGGCAAAAGTCCTGAAGAGTATTACTCTGAAGAATATGGCAAGCGTTGCTTGCGTACTTCTTTTAATGGGAATATACGTGGAAATTACGCTAATGCAGGAATGAAATACGACCAAGAGTTGGATATGTTTCTTACTGATAAGCCCTATGCATCTTGGACATTAAATTTAGAAACTGGAAAATGGGAAGCTCCATTACCAGAACCAGTAGAATGGCAACCACTTCCATACTTTTGGAATGAAGATACTTTTAAGTGGGAAATAGAACCATATTACAAGAACTCAATAACCATTGAAAGCCGTGTACTTATTTGTCTTGAGTGTCCATTCTGGGTTCCAGAAACTACAACTTGTTCTAAATGTAGTTGTCCAGGTAAAACTTTACACACTAATCCTCACGCTACTTGTCCAGATCAAAGATGGTAAGAAAATAAAAATGACAAGTAAGCCATGGCATCTATTAAATAAAAATAAGTATCCAAGAAGTATAGATGAAATTGCTACTGATAGACTCTCTATTTGTTACAATTGTCCTTCTTTAATTGCTGGAATATGTAAAGAGTGTGGATGTATTATGAATCAAAAAGTAAAGCTTGAATTAGCAACTTGTCCGATAGGAAAATGGTAATGGCTTGTAGAACAGGTTGCCCAACACAGGACTGTGAATCATACGCAGACTGTTGTAAGGGTGTAGCTATTAATAAATCCTCACTACGTCCATAGTGTGCTAGGATAATAGCATGGTTAATACTAATCTTGTTATTATTGGCTCTCGGTCAAGACCAGCCAATGCGGTACGTGCATTTGATGCACTTAAAAAAGTCAGCAAAATATCTGACTTTGCTCTGATTATCAACGAAGACCAGAAGGACTTATACCCTGAGATAGATGGTGTAACTACTCACGTAGTTGATAGTCACCATGGTGTCAATGGTAAGTTCAACACTATTGTACCACAGTACCTAGACAAGTATGAAACTATTACTGGTATAGATGATGACTGTCTGGTACAAACAGATGGTTGGGATAAAATCTTATACGAACCAATCAAGCGTATTGGTTATGGATTATCATACGGCAATGATGGTATCCAAGGACAGTTACTTCCTACCAAGATAATGATATCTACTAACATTACTAAGATACTAGGGTTCTGGTGCCCACCTACTTTATTCCACTCTTATGCAGATGATTTCTGGAAGTTAATGGGTGAGTCAATAAATTCACTGCATTACTTTAGAGATGTAAACATGGAACATCTACATTGGATGAATGGTAAAGCACCAAAGGATGAAACATACGAAAGCAACACTGCTGCTATTACACAAAAAGATAAGCACGCATTTGGTGAGTACATACGAGATAGCTATTACCAAGATCTAGAAAGATTAGAAAAGGCTTTAGGTACATGAAGATAGCGGTATACGCTATAGCTAAAAATGAAGCTAAACATGTTAAACAATGGGCAGAAGTAACTAAAGGTGCTGATGTCCGAATTGTCCTAGATACAGGATCAGAAGATAACACTTATGACCTACTCCTACAGTACGGCATAGAAGCCCACAGAGCCACGCTAAGCGACTTTAGGTTTGATGTGGCACGAAATATGGCACTAGATTTAGTACCATCTGACGTAGACATTTGTGTTTCCTTGGACATGGATGAAGTTCCTGATCCTAACTTCTTTGATCTACTGCGTAAAGGCTGGAAGCCTGACACTGGTAGAGCTTGGGTTATGTGGGACACAGGTAACATCTGGGCTAACAATAATCGTATTCATGCTAGACATAATTACAAGTGGCGGTATCCTTGCCACGAAGTTATAGAACCTATTGATAAAAGTTTAGATAAACTTATTATAGTAGAGTCACTAGTATCTCATCAACCTGATAACGATAAACCTCGTAGTAACTATCTGTCACTACTAGAACTAGGACATCAAGAAGATCCTACGGATCATCGAATGATTGTTTACTTAGCCCGTGAGTATTACTTTAAGGGTATGTGGCAAGAACTTATTGATGTAGGTAAGAAGCTAGAAGATATTCCAGGATGGAATGTTGAACGTGCTCAGACTTGGCGTGGTATGGGTGAAGCCTACTGCAAGTTAGGTAATGATCGTGAAGGTCTTTACTGGTATCAACGCAATGTTGAAGAAGCACCATTAGATCTAGAAGCTTGGATGCCTATGGCATTCTATTACTATGAACGTAAGATGTGGAATCATTGCTATCAAGCAGCAATGAAAGTAACTGAACTATCTAATGAATCTTACAATCACTATGTAGCTGATCAGTCAATGCCTTGGAGAATGTATGACTTGTTATCTATCGCATGTTGGAACTTAGGCAAGAAGGGTTCTGCTAAAAGATACGCACGCAAAGCAGTTGATCTAAATCCTACTGAAGAGCGTTTGATTAAGAACTATGAGTTTATTATGACTCAGACTGTAAAGGATTATAAGAATGGCTTGTAGAACTGGATGTCCTACTCAAGACCATGACTCTTGGGGAGATTGTCTAAGAGCTTCTAACATACAGATGTCAACTGGTGATGCTAACGGTAATCTAGTTAACAATGGTTGGACCAACAAGAAATGGAACAACGAACTTAAAGCTTACCGTGATGCTCGCGCTCAGGGTATACAACCAGACGGAACTTCTACTGCACAGATTCAGAAAGCAGTAGATGTAAGTAACAAAACAGGACACGCATTTGGTTCTGCTTTATAAAGGAGATAACCATGTGTGCTTCATGTGGATGTAATCACGTTAACTACGATCACGAAATGCCTACAATGCCAGGCTCTTACAAAGGTATTGACAAAGTAAACTACAACATGCCGAAGGTGCCAGCAGTTCCTGCTATGCCTAAGTCAACCAAGAAGGGTAAGTAACATGGCTATGAAACCAGTAAAAAAAGCAGTAGCTAAGAAAGTTGCAAAGAAAGTCGTTGCTAAAAAAGAAGATAAGAAAGCAATGATGATGAAAATGTACAAAAAAGGAATGAAGTAAAAAATTATGGTAGCAAAGAAGGACCCACGTTTAGCACGTGCAGGTGTTTCTGGCTATAACAAGCCAAAGCGTACACCTAGCCACCCAAAAAAGTCACACGTAGTTGTAGCTAAAGTTGGTACACAGGTTAAAACTATCCGCTTTGGACAACAAGGTGTGACGGGTGATAGACAACCTACCGCAAGACAGGCTTCGTTTAAAGCCCGTCACGCTAAAAATATTGCTAAAGGTAAAATGTCAGCAGCATACTGGGCAGATAAAGTTAAATGGTAAAGAAACAAGTATGGGATAAACCAAATCCTAAAAAGAAATCTAAAGCATTAACACCAGAACAAAAGGCTAAAGCTAAAGCTCGTGCTAAAAAAGCTGGACGACCTTATCCAAATTTAATTGACAACATGGCAGCTACTCGAAAGAAAAAATAAATGGCTAACCGAATAACACCACCAACAGATGAGTATCGTGGTACTCACATTGTTGAGGAATCTAAAGGCGTAGCATGGGAAGTTGCTGACTTTTTATTTGGTGTTAAGTCAATAGAAAAAATTGCTAGTGGCAAAGGAACATGGGGCGATGCTCTTAATGTAGGTATTACTGCTGCTACATTTTTTATTCCTCCAGCAAAACTACTTACATTTAGTAGTAAAGCTTTAGGTAAAGTTATTGTTGATGCTGAAAAAGTTGCTGCTAATGAAGCCGTGTCAGAAGTAGCAAAGAAGGTAGCTTTACGTACCGCAGAAGAAGCTAAGTCTATTCGTGATACTGGATTGTCTTTAGCTGAGAATCCAACTAGACCTATGAGCGAAGCTCGCTTTAAAAAGATTACAGAGCCAGAACCAGAAACTGGTTTTGTTCCTGAGAAGCCACCACTAGATACATTTGAATCAGGTCCTGCTCCATTTAGACAATTTAGTGACGCAGATGAATTTGGTTGGACAACAAAACAAGAATCTAAATACTACGGTACTGGATCCGATAAGACCGCAAAAGAAATTGCTGAAGATCGTTTTGAAGCTAGAACAAAACTAAAACAAGATGATATAAAACCAGCCCCAAAACAAAAGTTAACACCAGAAGAACAAGCAGTTGTAGATAAAGTTAATGCTGAACTTCCAGAAACATTAACACTTCCAGAAGAAGCTGGCAAAGTTACTGTTATTAATCGCAAGACTGGTGAACTTGAATTTGAAAGTAGCATGACCGAAAGAACTGCACTTCCATCTGAACTTAGCATATCTCCACGTGTTGATCGTGCTGCGTGGTTACAAAATCAATTAGATAAATTAGGTCGTAAGAAAAATTCTTTGCCAAAAGAAAAGCGACCAGAGATACAATATAAAATAGATAAATACGATACTGAATTTAAATCTCTTCGCAAAAAATTAACAGAAGAAGAACGTGTACAAGCTGGAGAGTTGTACAATAAATTAAATAAACTTGATTTAAAAGAAGCATCTAAGACTGCACCTAAAACTACAAGGTTTAATTTAGATCAATCCAAAAAAGATTTAGAAAAACTTCGTGAACAATGGTCTAATACTCCAGCTAAAGATTTTGAAAAACGTAACAAGCTTAAGCAAGAAGGTAAAACTTTAGCAGACAGAATTAAAAAAATGGAAAAAGATTCTGGATTACCTACAACTGTAGATGATGTGTCTCCAGCTACATCAACCATATCTAGTGTTTCAGATGTTACTGTCCACTCAGGTGGTGCTAAAGGTGCTGATACTGCATGGGCTGAAGCTGCTGATTTAGTAGGCATAAAGACTATGGCTCATAG